GAGATATCATAAGGCGGATGAGTCGTTCACGATCACGATCGAGCCCTGCCCCGCCTGCAACGGCTCGGGGATAGCGCATTGCTGCGAGGGCGACCAAGAGCAGCCTGGCCGCTAGAAATGGCGATGCCGGTTTGGCTCTTCCATCACGGCGTCGCGAGCCAAAAAATCGGCGCGCGGTTTACTGATATTGCTGACAAAATTTCGGAAGCAGCCGGCACCTGGCAAACGACAGCGGTCTGTTTATTGCTGGTTCTGATCTGGATTTCCTTGGGTCCGCGCTCGGGCTTCTCAGATTCCTGGCAGTTGTGGGTCAACACCCCAACCACGGTCATTGAGCTGTTCCTTGGACTATTCATGTTGGCGGCGGCGAATCGCTTGGAAAAACGCAATTATGATCTGCATCAGACGATGCTACGCGCGCTGACGCGCCTCGAAAAGCTCGTCGAGCGAGAAGAAAGCGAGATCGAAGAGATGTTGCGGCGAGGTGGCGATGCCGCTCGATAACGGCCCCTTTATCCCCTACGAGCACGCTGGGCCGCGTACCCTCTCGCTCGCTGGGTTGGAGGGCGAGCCCGCACCACTATGGCGGCAGACGGCCGCGTGGTGGCCTGAGCTTTTTGACCACGGCGAGACGCGGCTAACTTCACTACGAAGCTGGCGATACTCCTGGTGGCAGCACTGGGCTATACTTGCCCGTTTCTTGTTACCATACCGATATCATTGGGTTGTGGCGGCTAATACTTATAATCGCGGGTTCCCGGTCAACGACAGCATCATCAATGAGACGCCCACCTTGGCGATGCGGATTTGCGCCTCGGGGTTGTTCAGCGGCCTGATGAGTCCGTCGCGGCCGTGGTTCAACCTCGACCCGACGATATCGGATTCGAGCAATCCGCGCCTGATGGCGGCGATGACCGACCCGCTGGCGCGGTTGTGGCTCGATGAGGTCCGGGACCGCGTGCTGGCCGTGCTGGCAGCATCGAACTGGTACGCTGCCGGTGCGCAGATGTTTCAGGATGTGGCGGTGTTCGGCACCTCGCCGATGATCATCTACGACGATTGGGAAGATGTGATCCGCGGCTATGTGCCGTGCGCCGGCGAATATTTCCTCGCCTGTGGGGCGCGGCTATCGGTCGACACCCTCTATCGCGAGTTTACCTATACGGTAGCGCAGATCGTCGAGTTCTTTGGCCTCGAAAATTTGCCCGCTGAGGTTCAGAAGTTTTGGCAGGAGGGCGGCGGCTCGATCGATAAGGAGTTTGTTGTCGCACACGCCATCGAGCCCAATTTCGACCTGACGCCCAAGGCGGCGGCCGGCAAGCCGCTCCAAATTCTCCCGCACCACTTCCCCTACCGCGAGTTCTACTGGCTGCGCGGCCGGCAGGCGAATGGCCCATTGTCGCTACGCGGCTTTAACGAAAAGCCCTTTATGGCGACGCGCTGGAGCACGACCAGCAATGATCCCTACGGCCACGGCCCCGGTATGGATGCGCTCGGCGGTTCCAGGCAAATCCAGACCCAGGAGCGCCGCAAGGGCGAGTACATCGACAAGATGGTGCGGCCGCCGATGGTCGGCGACGTTTCTCTGGAGAACAAGCCGTCCTCGATCCGGCCGGGCGAGATCACTTATGTCAACGCCCAAGACGGCAAGCAGCAATTCTACCCCGCATTTGAGGTCAACGCACAGGGCATGCAGCCGCTGACCGAGGACATTGCGAAGGTCGAGGGGCGGATTAACAAGGCGTTCTTTACCGACGTTTTTTTGATGATTAGCCAGATGGAGGGCGTCCAGCCACGCAACGAGATGGAGTTGGCGCAGCGGATCGGCGAGAAGATCACGCAGCTCGGGCCGGTCATCGAACTATTCGAGCAAGAGGTGGCGCCCGGCATTAGCCGCGTCGTCAACATCATGCAGCGCCGCGACCTGCTGCCGCCACCACCGCCAAGCCTGCAAAACGTGCCGGTGTCGATCACCTACACATCGATGATGAAGATGGCGCAACGGGCCGGTGAAACCGCCTCGATGGAGCGCACCTTTGCCACCCTCGGATCGCTACAGGAAGCAGCGCTGGCGGCCAGCTTACCGAGCCCGATGCGGATACTCAATTTGGAGCAGTGCGCGCGAGAGTACGCGGCGCGGATGTTTTTCCCGGCGAAGTGTCTCTACACGCCTGATCAGGTCAAGCAGAACGATGAGGCCGCGGCCCAGCACGCCGCGATGCAGCAAGCGGCGGAAGCGACTCTTCCCGCCGTGCAGGCGGCGCACGGGTTATCGCAAATCCCTGTGGGCGGTGGGCAATCAGCACTTCAAGCAATGATCGGCGGAGGACCGCAGCAATAATGCCAGCACTAACCGGCCACCTATTGATGAACGGGACCGACGCGTTTTGTCCGGTTGGTTCCGTCTATGTCGCCAAGTTCCCGCTAAACGCGAATGTGGCGGCGGTCTACTGCCAAGTCATCTCAAGCCATCGCGGGGTTGATTGCTCTATCCATGAGGTTGAGAACCCCGACCTACGGGTCATGGAGATTAAGCATCTGGTTGGTCACAACGGCTCGAACGCCGGTAACGGCGAAGGCGGCCGAGTGCCGCTTGACCCGTTCGGGACGCCAGCGGGGGCGAACTCCTGGGAGGGGCATGAATTTTGGAATTTCGCGCCGAATTGGGTGCCGATCAAAACGCTGGGGGTCGAGATGCAGTGTCACGGCACCTACAACGTCTATCTGATGGTGTGGACCCTGCCATGAATGAGCTGTTCCTGCGCGCCCTCCGCCTGCTGCTCGTCGGCCAGCAATGTGATTGGACGCCAGAATACGACGACAACATTACCAAACTGGTCGGCGAGATCGATCGCGCTCTTGCCGCGTGGGCGCCGCCCGAGCCGCGCCGGCAGCCGATCCCGATCCTCTCTGGCTCCAAGGAGGAAATCGAGACGGCGCTGAGCTCGGTGATGGTGGAGGACTGATCCGATGGCTGAAGGCCCACCTGATCTGGCCGTGGTTGAGGCCGATCCTGCACGAACTAGCGCTGACGGGTCTGACTCGCATCTCGCGGACGCAGAGGAAGAGCTTTGGGTTGAGACCCAGGCTGTCCCGACTGGGTCGGGACTGACGACCCCTGAAATATTCGACTGCCTTAGAACCAATCTAAAGCAGGCCGCCGAAGAAGCCCGCCAGCTCGCCTGGCACCCGCGCCGCGGTCCCCTCTATCTGGCGATGTGTCGCCATGTCGGGTTGGCTGAGGGGGCGTGTCGCCAAGCTGCCGTCCACCGCGAAGATGCCCGCTGGCTGACGCTCGGGATGGCGCTGTCGGGTGTGCCGAAGCGTGCCGGCCGCTGGGTACGCGGCATGCCATCGAGGGCAGCGCGGGTCGAGGCCCATCGGCTGTTCCTTAAGCTTGGCGAAACGCTCGACAAGATGGCCTACGACTTTGATCAATTGCGCGATATGGCGACCGGGCGAATCGGGATGATCCTACCCGAGCCACCGCCTGTTTCGCGTGAAACCCGCCCGGTCAGCGTACGGCTGCCCTCGGGACTGATCGTGCCGTCCAGCTATCATTAATGTCGGATGAGCACGCGCTGCCCGATGATGATGACGAACCGATTCCCCAGATCGCCATCGAGGCCGAAGACACCCAGCGGATACGCGATCGCGCCAAGCGCCGGGCCGCCGAGGAGACGGCCTTCTGGAAAGCCGTGCTGGAAAACGCCGTCGGCCGCCGCTGTGTGTGGCAGTTTATCGAAAGCTGTCACCCGTTTAGCGACCGATTCGCCAACGGGCCAAACGGCTTTCCGCAAGAGAGCGCGACATGGTATCGGGCTGGCGAGCGCGATTGCGGATTGCGCTTTTTACGCGATCTACAGCGCCACGACTTTGCCGGTGCTGTGCTGATGCAGCAGGAGCACGACCCGCAGCTTCGGCCGCCGCCCAAGCCGCAGCGCAAGCGAAAGGACGAGGATGTCTGAGACCCACGCGGAAGACGCGCCACCGCCCGATCCGGCCGTCGCGCCGCCTTCGCCCGCAGTCGTAGTAGAGCCGCCGCCGCAACCCGCGGAACCGGGGCCGGCAGCGCCTGAACCGGCTGCGGGCGAGACGCCGACCGAGCTGCCGCCGCCGGAGGTAAAGCCGCATACCGACGAGCCGACGCTGCTGTCGCTCGCTGAGGTTAAGCCCGAGGGTGAGGCGCCGCCAGCGACTGAAGAAGCTAAGCCTGACGACACCAAACCGGAAGGCGAGAAGCCGGTTGAGGTCGAGTACAAATTCGAGTTACCCGAAGGCCGCGAGTTTCCACAAGAGGCGCTGGATCAGTTCGTGGGGCTGGCGCGGGAGTCCGGTATCGCGCCCGAAGTCGCACAGAAGCTGATGGGCCTGCACGTGGCGGCCCTGGAGGCTCATGATAACGCCACCTTACAGTATCAGCACGACAGCTTTGGCAAGATGCGTGGTGGCTGGCAGGAAGAGATCAAAGGCGATCCCGAGCTTGGGGGGGCTGGGTTTGACACCAACCGAAGCCTTGCACTCAAAGGCATCCTGGCGATCGTGCCGCGTGAACGCCTCGCCGCGTTCGATAAAGCGCTCGAACTGACCGGCATGGGCGACAATCCCGAGTTCTTTCGCGCAATGGTGACGCTCGGCAAGATCATGGCCGACCCCGTGCCGCCCGGCCCCGCCGCCGCGCCACCGCCCGGCAATCAGCGCCCCACTCCGCAGGGCGAGGGAGGGCGGATCAGTTATCGCTATTCGAGAGGGCGTGGTCGTGTCGCGAACGGCTGATGTTTAAAATCCCCGACAGCGCGATCCCCAAGTCGTCGCGAACCTACAAAGTCCCGCCTGAAAAGCGTACCGCTATCCGTGCTGAACTGATCGCTGAACGGGCCAAAGGAACGCCCGTAAAGATTCTGCTGGAGCGCTACAACATCTCGCTCAGCTATTACCATGTGCTGATGACCGACAAGGTGTTAGTGCGGCGCCCTCCCGCCTAAGTAGTATAGTACACCTCAATACGATTGACGCCAGCCTGTCAGAGCTTTAGCGCGCCATCAACGCGCTTTTATGCCGGCAGGTTAAATAGATGGCGACAGGCTCCTGGCCGACCCTTCTCGATGTGAGCACGAGGCTTGATCCAAAGGGAGAAATCCCTGAGATCGCCGAGTTGCTGTCTCAAACTAACGAGATGAATGACGACATACCCTACGTGGAAGCGAACGGTAAGACTCGTCATGAGTTCGTTTTTCGCACCTCGATCCCCGGCGGATACTACCGCTCGTACAACCAAGGCGTGCCATACAGTAAAAGCACGACCGGCAAGGCGAGCGTCGCGGTAGCATCGCTACAGGATTACAGCCAGGTCGATATGGAGTTGGCGGAGGACTCGGGTAATCCCCAAGCCTTTTGTGAGAGCGAGGACATGGCCTTTCTGGAGGGCATGTCGCAGACCGTCGCCGAGACCTTCATGTACGGCAACTCGGTCAGCAATCCGTCGGCCTTTATGGGGCTGGCGAGCTTTTACAACACGATCAACCCCGCGACCGCGAAGAACGCCACCAACGTCATCAATGCTGGTGGAACCGGCGCGTCCAATACCTCGATGTGGCTATGTTGCTGGTCGCCTCGCACCCTCTACGGCGTCTATCCCGAGCGCTCGAAAGCCGGACTGACGATGGAGGACAAGGGTCAGACTGTCCCGGCTTACGACAGCCTCGGCAATCGCTTTGAGGCATACACGGTCTGGTTCCGCCAGCGCGTCGGGCTCTGCCCGCAAGATTGGCGCTATACGGTGCGGATCGCCAATATCGACACGACCGCGGCCGGCCTTGCCGGCCCGAATGCGCCCGACCTGTTCGCCCTGATGGCGGAGGCGGTGATCCTGCCGCCGGCACTAGGCAAGCTGTCGGGCATCAACCGCACCGATGCGCCGCGCGATCCCGGATCGAGCGTGCGGCCGGTCTGGTACTGTAACCGTACCTCGCGGCACTGGATGGACATCCAGTCGATGCGTAATCGCAACGTCCTACAGTCGATCAACGACTACGCCGGCAACCCGACAACCGGGTGGCGCGGTGTGCCGATCAAGATCGTCGATCAAATTCTCGTCACCGAATCCGCGCTGACCTAAAGGGCCATCCGCCAATGATGCTCGATGCAAGCTTAACCTTTGTCCCGGCAGGCGTGCCGGCCTCGATGGTGGTCGGCGGTGTCGCTACGACTCAACTTGGCCAGTGGATTGACCTGCTCGGTCAAGGGGTCGGAACCGCACCGATGAACATCATCGGCAATACTACGGTGTTTGGCGAAGATGTTGGGATCGGCATCTGGAAGCTCGATCTTCAGATTAACATCGGCACCGCGCCGCTCGGTGGCGACAACAACTTTGCCCTTCAGGGTGCGATCGATACCGGCTTGTCTGGCGGCTATCAGCCCGGCACGCCAGAGACATTTGCCGAGACCGGATCCAAGACCCCGGCGCAGTTGCCCGCCAATTCGGTGCTGCGTATGGCGATGCCGCCGACCCCGCCCGACATGCCGACTCCCCGGTTTATTCGTCTGGTTTCTGTCTCGTCTGCCGCCGTGACGGCTGGCACGGTAGCCGCCGCCTTCATGGTTCAGGGCCGCGACGATCTGCAGAACAAATTTGCTGCAAATAACTACATCGTTCGCTAAATAGTTGTATAGATAGAGGCTAAAACAACCTACCGTGTTCACGAGCCCACTCAATCGGGTCTTTCGCAGCCTTCGCTACGGTGGTTATCCGGTGCAAACGAATTACGTGGTGCGGCGCTGATGCCGGGGCACTCGAACCACGCGGGCGTGCCGCGCGAGGAATTTCTTGCGCGGGTGCGTGAAGGTAAGCGCCTTGCCGCCGAAAAGCGGGCGCAGGGGCTATTGCCGCCGATCGTCCGCAAGCGCCCGCCCGAAGTCCAAGAGGCGATCGAGGTAACGGAGCGGCCTGAGTTCAAGGCGGCGGTGGATGCCGCTGTCAAGCTCGCGATGCAATCCGTTGTGGCAAATTTGGCCCCAAGTGTAGCCGAGACGGCTGCGGCACAGATTTCCTCCTCTCCGACAGCAGGGATGTTTGATCCCCGCGCCTTGGCAATGGCCATTGCTGAGCTGACTGATCAGGGCACCGGGATGCAGCGCATCCCGGCGGAAATCACCGAAGCCCGTCGGATCGCGACGGCGCGGCTGCGCGCATTGCTGATTGAGGCGAATGCCGAAGGCGTAACCCCCATTTACAAGCTGGTGGCGAAGACGATTCTGCCGACGCCGGATGGCGAGACGCTGATCGAACCATTGCAGCGCGGTCGCGACAATCAGGTACGGGCAACAAAAGTTCGCTGGCCGCTAGTGCCGAACTTGGCAATGGAGCCGACCGACACTTATTCGGACTCGAATGGCCGAGTGATTGCCGGCGACTGGGCCGAGCGCATCATGGCGGCGTTCCGCGAGTCGATTGGCAACCAAGCGCCGGCAGAGGTTGGGGTCGATACCAACATTGGGTTGACCGATCAGGGCCATGTCGTGGTCGGGGGCGCAATTCAACAGCGCAAGGATCGCGCGGCCGAACGGCCAAATTTTGGCGCATTGGTGATCGATGAGGACGGCGAGGCGCTGCCGAGCAATGGCGGCGGCCCGGCCTATACGGACGTGCGGGTGCTTGGCAGCATAGCGCCACCCGCGAGGCAGAACGGGTAGAGATGAATATCGCGACGGCTATCGTCATGGCGGCGGCGCTGATTGCGGGCGCGCTGGTGGTGCGCCCAGCCTGGACGCAATCGACCACGACGACGTTTGCGACCGCCTATGTGGTGACGACTTGCGGGACACCGCCGACGATGAACACGGCGGGCAATGGCTTTTCCTACACGGCAGACCACCAAGCGCCGCTGACGATGAACACCGGAGGGGCGTTGTGCGTAAATCAATAGCCGCAGGGTTTGGCGTCGGGTTGGCCTTTGCTGCCGGCATCGCGTTGGCGCAAGTCGGCACGATCGTCAGCTATGTGGGCTCGCCCTACATCCCGCTCGCGACCGGCGTGGCAGGCTATCAGAAGGCGTCGCCGACTTCGGGCACGATGACCTTTCAGAAGGGTCAGTCCGAGATGGTGATAGGTGGCAGCGGGACTATTACGGCGCTGACGATTGCGCTCAACCCCGCGCCCTACGACGGGCAGAAAAACTGCTTCTACACCAAGCCGGCGATTACGACGCTGACGATGAGCGCCACCCTGCCGACCGGCGTCACCCTGAATGATGGTGTCGCGTCCACCTCGGCGACAAGCCAGTACTGCTATCTCTACTCAGCCAGCAATAACGCTTGGGATCGGTCACACTGATGAAACATCTCGCCTTTCTCGCGGTCTTGCTGGCCTCAACGGCGGCTTTTGCGCAAACCGGCCCGGCGGTCACACCGATGTCGGGCGCGCCGATTGCGCCGGCAATGAACCAAGACGACGCCGTTATGTTCGCCCGCCACGGCGTCGGCAGCGTCCCGCCTGGTTATGCGCACCCCGGCATGCTCGGGGCTTTTTTGAATGAATCCGATGTTGTGCCGGTTACGGCGTTCGCGATTACGCCCGCCGACAACGTCTCGCTCTTGTTCCTCAATCCGGCTGGCACGCTCGCGACCGGCGCGATTACCTTCCCGGCGCATCCCGGCTCCGGTCAAGAGTTCTGCTGGCTTTCGTCGCAGACCCAATCGGCGGTCACGATGACGGCCAACACCGGGCAGACCGTTGTCGGGACGGCCGTGACGGCTGGCACCGCTGGAATCTCATACTGCTGGCGCTACATCGCGGCCACGAGCACTTGGTACCGCGTCCAGTAGGCCATGCCGAGCACGAGCCCTAAACAGGCCAGGTTCATGGCGGCCGCTAGTCACAATCCCGACTTCGCGAAGAAGGCCGGGATTCCGCAGAGCGTCGCGAAAGATTTTAACCAGGCTGACGCCGGGACCGAGCAACTATCGGACGCGATGAAAAAGCCGCGGGTGCCCTACAAGCACAGCCGGGGGCCGCGCAGTGATCAGTAGAGGCTGAGATGGCATTGCGTGATCGCAAGCTGGCGCGGCGCTCGCTCGGCGAGGAGCATGAGGCCGTCGCTGCCTATAGCGAACGCATCCCCAACGCGAGCCCTGAGCTAAAGCAAGTGCTGAAGCACAACCTCTCGGAAGAGCGCGAGCATGCCGCCGCCCTAAAGCCATTTGCTGGACGGGTTCCGTACAAGCATTCGAGGGCCGGCTGATGGCATTGCGTGATCGCTACAATCGGGGCCGCGGCAGCGAGCGTGCGGAAGAGCGCGCCGAAGGCGGAACCGGCGGCGCAGCCGAGGAAAAGCGCGAGGGCGAGTCCGAGCCGATGTCAGATGTGCGCGGCGGTGGGGTCGCGGCGCGACACGCCGAAGAGCGCGCCGCGCTAAGCAAAAAGCATGAGGAAGAGCGCCGCGACACGCACGGTCGTCATCGTACCGAACACCGCAATATGCATGACCGTCACGAAAAAGATCATGCTGAGCTTAGCGATCGACACGGGCGCGAGATGAGTGAGGGTGCGGAAGAGCGCGCTGAGGGCGGGACTGGCAGCGAAGCCGAAGAGAAGCGCGAAGGCGAGCGCTGATGGGCTGGACGAAGTTTGTTAGCCTGGAACTGGACGATGACGACCGTCTCGACATGGCCATGCCGGCCATACCGCAGGGGCCGCAATTTCATCCAGGGCAGCGGATATCCTTTGATGAGAGAATCCTGACGAAGCTCGGCATTAAAGAGATGCCAGAAAAAGACGATCTTTTGGATATTCGCGGGTTCGCGCGCGTAACCTTTGTCGGGGATGGCGATCAGGGGCGGCGTCTGGAATGCCAGTTTGAGATAATGGCTATTGAGGACGAGAGCCAAGAAGACCCCGCAGAAGAGGCCGAGGAAGAAGAAGAATTTGAGCCGTCGCCGCCGCCGGTCCCGGAGCCATCCGTGACCCATGAGCCGCCGCCTGTCGTGAAGAGCGGGCAGCGTTTTGGTCGATCCTACGCCAAAGCCAGGCGGCCCTTTATCTTCCATACGGACAGAGAATGAAGATCGCCCAGCCGCTACCGAGCGGAAGCCATATCGACTTCAGGAGTCACCCGAACTTTGGGCTGACGCACATCAACCGCATCAATGACTGGGAGGGTAGCGATTCGTATATCGGCCCTGCCAACGTAGTGGAGCTGCCGGTGGAAGACACGTCTGAACTGCACCCCTACAAGCTGCTGACCAAAGGAACCGACAGCGCCGGCGTGCTGCGCCAGCCGGGCGATATCGTTCACATCCATGTCTCGCAGGTTGGCCCGCACCATCAGAAGCTGCCCGATCACGAATACCCGGCCGTGCCGGAAAAGATCGAGCGGGTTGCCGAGTGGCCCGGTGGAATGAGCGAGCCGTCGCGCATGGCGGAAATGATGGGGCTGCTCGAAGCCAGCCGCGCCCGCCTTATGGAAGTCGAGAAGGACGCCGGCGCCAAGGCGCAGAAGATCGCCGATCTGGAAAAGGCCGCCCGCGAAGCCGAGGGCAAGATCGCCAATCTAGAGGCGGATGAAAAGAATAAGGCGCACCGCATCGAAGAATTGCTCGACGCGGTCAACACCGGCCATCGCCGAGTCAACGAGTTGGAGGCCGTCCTTGAGGCGCAAAAGCGTCCCGAGCCCGCCAAACCAGCCAAAGACGAAAAGCCGGCCGAAAAGCCGGCCGCCAAACCCTCAACTTAGCCGTCAGGAGTCCGATGAGAAAGATCGCTACGCTGGCCGTGGCGCTGCCGCTGCTCGCCACCACCGCAGCATTGGCCGCATCACCCAAACCCTTTGCTCCGATCGTTATCGACCAGGCGAAGCTGAACGAGATGGCGCAGTGGGCCGACCGCGAGCTGCGCGGCCCCGAGAAGGTCATGCTATTCGAGTGGCTGAACATGCAAGAGCAATTGGCGCAGTCCGCCGCACAAGTTGCGGCTCCACCCGCGCCACCCGCTCCGGCCGCTCCACCGGCGGCGCGCCCCTCTCAGTCACATATGCCGACGATGGGCGGACCCGCTAAAAAATGATCCGCCACTGGACTCTCGCCGCTGGACTTGTGCTCGCCGCCACGGCGGCGCACGCACAAGCTGTCATTCAGTCTGGCCCTTGGCAGTTGGGGCATGCCCCGATGTATGTCGGCGGCGGAAACGGCGGGGTTCCGCCGGTTATGGATGCCGGCAATGCCAGCGGTTATTCTGTAGCCGGCACGACGGGAACCGGCTTTAGCGAGACCCTACAGAAAAACCGCAGCCCCTTACCGGGGAGCGGTAGCGGGCCGCTTGGGGCTCACAACTGCGCCTACAGCACGCCCGACGCACCGCTTTCGGCGACCTTCAGCTACTTCTGTGTTGATGCCAACATTGGGGGGAACCCCGCGATTGTGGTTGGCGGCAATCCGCCGGTCTCGGGTCTTTCGGTATGGATCAACGGCATTGAGCATACCTTCTCCCCTGCGACGGGGGCTTCGCCGCAATGCGTTAACCCGGTGGCGTATGGCGCGGACCCCAACGGGGTGGCCGACAGCACCGCCGCCTTCAATGCCGCCGTCGTCGCGGGCATGACGAGCGCTGGCGTTTGTATCGAGTTCCCGCCAGGTACGTTCAAATCGGCAACCGGCTATACCATAACCATTCCCAACGGCACGGTTTCAGCCACTGTCAAGGGCTCGGGAACGGCCGTGACGCGTCTCTATATGCCGAACACTGTGACGGCGGGGTTGCGCTTCATCCGTGGGACCGGGCCATCCTTCGCGCAGGGGCAGATAACTCACGTATCGGACTTGGCGATCCTGACGGGGGCGGTTGATGGCGGGATCGGATTGTTGGACACTTCCGGCGCGTCGGGCAGCAATGTTGGAACCGATCGGATCAACTTAATCGTTGCCGGGAACACCACTAGCCAATATTGGACGAAGGGGATCGAGGAAGATGCGCGCGCCGTCACAAGCGGCGGCAATCCCGGTTTCGTTAACTACAGCAACGTCAATATCACCGGCGGCAGCGCCCAAGGGACTCATGGGTTGGGTATCGGCGTTCAATTACTTGGTCCCAACGATTCGGCTTTTTCGGCGATCGAATATAACTTCTCAACGCCGTTTTTTGGCTTCCTTGCGGTTGGGCTGGATACCGGCCCCAAAGACGTTCAGGGAATCACGCTGTCGCAGGCCAATTGGGTCAATGGCGGGATCGGGATTCGCATCCCGTCCGGCGGCACGGTGGAAGTGCTTACCGTTGAGAACGGATCACAATTTGGCGGCGGCGATAACGCCATCGAGATTGACGGCACGTTAGAGGGACTGTGGGTCCAGAACAGCTTGTTTTACGTTCAAAGCACCAGCGGCCCGACATCCGCCATTCATGTGAACGCGGGCGGCAGTTTGGATGATCTGTCGTTTCAAAACAACCAAGCCTACGGAGGGTTTGGGGCCGGAGGCAATTACCTCATAAATTTCTCTGGCGGCTCCTCCGGCGTTCGCGGCCTCATTTCCGGCAATATTATCAACACCTTCGCGTTTGGCGTCAACCTCCAGGGCAGCGGCACGACGAACGTTAGAGACTACAGCGTTTATGGGAATAACTTTCAGAATGTTGCGCAGCCTTTTATCGACTCCACCAACGCCGACAACAACCGATCGTTTGACTTGAACGGGAAGTCAGCTCTGCTGCTGGACTCGTCCGACAATCTTTTGGTCGGGGCCGCCGGGGTCAACAGCGTCTATATCAACACGCCCTTTCACACCTATGCGGGGCTGGATATCGGAACCGGGTTTGGGTTGAGCTTGGCGGGTACGCCAGTCCTAAATCTAGGAACTGCCGATGTAGAGCTTGGAATAACGGCGGTCGGCAGTGGCACCAATGTCTCCGTCACCGGCACGGGTGATCTTCGGGTGCCGGCGACGGTGACGGCTACCGACTTCGCTTCTGCGGGTCAATTCGGCATCAGCACGTCGGCCACGGTCAGCGGCTGCACCCTGACTTACACCAAGGGGCTGTTGACAGCAGTCGGAGGTAGCTGTTGACCACATCGATTGATGTCGTCAACTACGCGCTTGAGCTGATCGGATCGCAGCAAACGATCACATCCTTCAACGATGTGCCGGTCGGGCTCGCGGCCAATATCATCTATGTGCCGACCATACAGCTCGTGATGTGGCAAACCCAACCGGACTTCGCCCGCGTCGAGGGTCAAGCCCTAGCGATAGCCACCGGCAAGACGGCCCCGCCAGGGTGGACGTATGTCTATACGTACCCTTCCGATTGCGTGCAGATGCGGTATGTTTACCCTGCCATCTGGCCGCCTTTTGATCCCCAAGCGATACGGTCCAGCATCGGCTTCGATAAAACCGCCACCGCCGCTAAGGTCGTCTGGAGCACCGTCCAGAACGCGGTGGCGAGCTACACGTCGTCAGCGGTAACGGAGAACCAGTGGGATTCCGCCTTCATGCAGGGCGTAATCCGCCAACTCGGCAACGTGCTGTCGATGGCCCTCGCCGGTCGTCCTGAGTATGCGCGTGAGCTTTTGCAGCAAGCCGAGATGTACCATCAGATGGCGGAATCCTTGGACGAATCCGGGGTGCGGCCCTGATGGCCACGGATGTCGAAGGACTCTGTAACCAAGCGCTGCGCCTCATCGGTTACAAAATGCGCATCGGCTCAATCTATGAGGGAAGTGAGCCAGCTAAGGCGTGTCTTGAACTCTACGGACAAACTAGGGATGAGCTTTTGCGCGAGCTGTATCCCGACTTCGCGCGCGTCAACGATGTGGCGCTCAGCTTGCTCAAAGGTCCGCCGCCGCCCGGTGGCTACAACCCCGCACAGCCGTGGAGCACGACCTATCCGCCATTCCCGTGGCTCTACGAGTACGCCTACCCCGCTGACTGCCTCCAGTTCCGCGGCATCATTCGGCCTCCCGGCATGTTGCCGATGCGCGATCCCCGCCCGGTGCTATGGAGCGAGAGCAGCGATAACACGCTGGCGACACCAGCGCGGGTGATCCTGACGAATGTGGCGGGCGCGATCGGGGTGTATTGCGGCCAGATCACCAACCCGGCGGCATGGAACCCGCTCTTTACTGCAACCTTTGTCGAGAGCTTGAGTAAGAAGCTATCGGTGCCGTTGGTGCAGAACCTTGACCTTGCCAAGCTGACAGCGCAAGAGAGTGCCGCTGAGGCTGTCGTCAGCGACCAGCATCGAGGCTAGGGATGTGCGACGAGAAATTCTCCGAGATGACGGAACGAGTGGCCGCTGCCGCCTATGCGGAATTTTCGGATAACGATCCGACTGCCGAATTCGCGTGGTGGTACGGCAAGGATGAAGGCGAGCCCTACGATTGGCGGCGGGAAGCTGATAGCACATCAGTCGGGACTGCGGGCTTTCTTCGGTGCGCTAGGGCCGCGATAGCTGCGATGCGTGAGCCGACTGAGGCGATGAGGGGGGCTGGGAAGCTGGAAATGATCTATGCAGAGGCCGGCCCATCTCATCTAGCTTTGGCCGATGATTGCGCGGCCCCAGTCTGGCGGGCGATGATCGACGCGGCGCTCAAAGCGTAGGCCCCGAACTTGAGTGCATTAGCTGAGGTTTTTGAGATCATTTTGAGCTTGCCGCGATCGGCCTTCGGAGACTTCTCGCGCATTATTCCACTTGAGGTTCCCGAGGGGCTGTACGCGCGTTTCATGATTGAGCGGCATGGCTTGCCTGAGCCCGTGTTGGTGGTTGAGGGGCTGCCGTTGCCCAATATCCTTTTCAAGGGAGTCGCGGTTCACCCTCCGATTGCCGCGATAAACGGCCGTGCAACCTGAGGATATTGTCAACCGCGCACTTGATGTTCTGCCCGGCGTCCGCCGCACGATCGGCTCGCTGGAGAGCGATGGCACGACCGAGTCGGAAGCCGCGCGTCGCATTTACGGGCGCGAGCTGCGGGCATTGCTGCGAGCCGCACACTGGGATTGGGCACGCAAACGCACCACCCTGTTCCTGCTCGCCGACGCGACCGGGCAAACGCCCAATGTCAGCACCTATGTCGAGTACCCGTGGATTTACGCCTATGCGTGGCCGAACGATTGCGTGCGGGCGCGGTGGCTGCCGTGGACCGGCACGCCGCCAGGTGCGCTCGCAGGCTTTGGTGCGCCGCCGCAAAACATCCAGCCGGTTCCCGGCAATGTGCCGATATCTTCTGGCCTCAACGTCGTGTCGCCCGGCCTGGCGGCCTTTGAGGCTCCGGCGCGGTTTCTCGTCTCGTCAACCGATCAATATCCGTCGCAGGCCGGCAACCCGCCGTGGGATCAGGTCGCCGATTACGAAGGGCTGGAGGGCACCGGGCCGGTCAACCGCCGCGTCATCCTGACCAACGTGCCGCCGCAGATACAGCCGCTCGGGGCGCAAACCCTTCCCGGCCCGCAACTGGTGTACACCTATCTGGCGCTCGAATTGGAGTTGTGGGACGCGCTCTTTGAAAACGCGATGGTGCATGTGCTGGCCTCCTATCTGGCCCCGGTTGTCATGCCCGACCCCAAGCTCGCATTGGGCGAACGCAACGCCCACGTACAGATCGCGCAGCGCGCGGTGCGGGATGCTCGCGTGGCCTCAGCCCAAGAGGCCGGCTGGAAGCAAACGACCGATCACACGGCCGACTGGATTGCCGCAAGACGATCCGGCTGGGCACGGTGGGGCAACCAGCCGTGGGGCGGCGGTGGTGGCCCCGGCTACTACGGCATGGGCTACGAGGCGATGACCTGGGGCGATGGGTCGGTGTTTTGAAGCTTCAGCCAGCCCTCATGTATCCACTCGACGATTTCCGGCTCGGCCTCGCAGATATCTCGTTCATATTGCTGAGATCGAGCACGGCAGAGTTGCCGCCTAGCCTTGTTGCGTGTCTGACTGCGTTTCATGGCGGCATTTAAAGCATGTCGAGTCCATTTATCGATACCTCATTCTCGAAAGGCGAAATCACCCCTGAGCTTTGGGGTCACGTCGATCTTGCGGCTTTCCACACCGCCGCCGCCACCTGTCGAAACATGTTCGTCAGCTATCGCGGTGGGGCGTACTCCCGCCCCGGCACACGCTACGTTGCCACATCGAGGCAGAGTGCGGGCACCGGGGACTCGCCGCCGCGGTTGATCGCCTGGCAGTTCAACAACCAGCAGGGCTACGTGCTGGAATTTGGCGATCTCTACGTCCGCTTTATCTTTAACGGCGGCTATGTACTCTCGGGCGGTTCGCCCTATCAGATCACCAGCCCCTACAGCGCGGTCCAGGCATTCCAACTAAAATTCGTCCAATCGGCGGATGTCATGACGCTCTGCCATCCGAACTTTAAGCCTTACGATCTGGCGCGCGTCGGCCCAACCAGTTGGACCCTGACGCCGACGCCGGTCGGGGCCACCAACGCGCCGCCGACCAGCGTCACGGCATCAGCCACGACAGCCCCGAGCGGCTCGCTGCTGCCATGCGCTTATGCCTATCAGGTGACGACGGTCGATGCCGTGACGGGGCAAGAAAGTTCGCCCTCGAATATCGCCGATGTGACGAACTCGGTTGATATGTCGGCGACGGCGGGCTCGATCATACTGAACTGGACCGCCGCCAGCGGGACGCCGCATTATTACAAAATCTATCGCGCGCCGACTTCGTACAACACGGGCAATTCGACAAATGCCCTGCCGGTGCCGGGCGGCGCGATCTTTGGCTATATCGGCCAGACCCTTGGCACGCAGTTTGTCGATAGCAACATCGTGCCGAACTACACGTTAACGCCGCCGATCTACCAGAACCCGATCGCGCCGGGGAGCGTCGTCAACATCGATATGACGGCCTCTAGCGGTGGCTGGGTAACGGCGACGGTGACGATCAGCTCGATTACGGGGTCGCTTTTCTCGGGGCAACCGATCGTCGTCAACGGCTTTATCGTCGGCGTCAAAATACTGAACGGCGGCATCAGCTACGATTCGTCGGCCGATACGGTGGTGTTCGCCGGGACCGGCGGGGCGTCCGCTACCGCGAACTTCACCACGACGCCATTAAGCGGCACCTATCCGAGCGTTGACGCGTATTTTCAGCAGCGCCGCTTCTTTGCCGGCAGCATCAATCAGCCCGACACCTACTTTGCCTCCAAGCCTGGCCAGTTCAACAATTTCAGCTACTCGTTGCCGTCGCAGGATGATGACGCGCTTGAGGGAACGCCGTGGTCGGGTAAGGTCGATGGCATTCAATGGTTCCTACAGATGCCGCTCGGCCTTTTGGCTTTTACCGGCTCGGGCGTGCAGCAGATCGGCGCGCAGGGCAGCTTTACCTCATCGCCGCAAGGACTGACGCCAACAACCCAATTCGCCTTCCCGCAATCCTCGATCGGCATATCCAGTACGGTGCCGCCGC